CTTCAGAGAATGGGTTACGTTCACTGAAGTCGAGGAAATCAAACGACTTCGTGGTGAAGTATTCGTTGTTAGCCAACTTATCTTGTGTCTCGACTCTGTATTCCCATAGAATCGATTCGCCGTCTTCGTTAAGGACAGATCCAGATTCGCTTTCGAGTGTGATCTGATACTGTAGGATATCAGGATCATAGCGAGTACCGATTGCGTCGATTTCCGTGTTGCCTGTAGCAATCGTACCGAAGCGATCGACAAGTTCGCAGCGAAGTTCGTATGTGTATAGTTTACCGTGCTGATAAAAAATCTGCTCGTGCTCGACGAACTTGATTTCATACAGTTTCTTATTCAGCGGAAAGTAAATCCAATCACCTTCGAATGGTCGCGATGAAATCGTCTGATAAAGTTCTGATTCACCAGCTTCTAAACGTAGTGCGTCGCTGTTACCCCATTCATTCGTATTAGCGTCTTCGATTTGAATGTTGTATCCGACTTCCGTCAGGACTTTTTCGTTAGATACCTGCTCCCAACGCTTACGAGCCATAACAAACGTGATCGAGTCGCGGATTTCAAGATTGAACTTGGAAAGAAAATCACCTTCGCCTTCGAAATTCTGAGTGTTCTTGATATACATTTCGATATTGATAGCGTCGTTAAACGCAGACGAAACGTCTTCACCCAGCAACGCATCAGGATTCACGAGCGTGCGCGGCATGTATTTCACGTCCAAGCCATAGATCTTGATAGACTGAATAATCAAGTCTTCAGCTAGATCTTGCTGACGGCCAAAGGTAAACGGACGGAAATACTTATTGGTTGCCATAATTATCCAATCATGTCCGTAACAGGCAAGCTGTAATCGTTAATTACTTGATCTTCAAGCTTAGTGATTTCTTCCTGAGCTTCGTCCCAGATCTTCTGACCGTTAAACGTAATGCCGCCTGGTAGATTCATACCTTCGTAAAGCTTAAGGTGCTCACCCCACTGGCGCTTTACCAGCTGTGTTGCGTACTGCTTAAGCCATGGTTCTTCCCAAACATCTGGATTTTCCTCAGGATTTACTTCACGATAACCGTCGATAATGACGTACATCCCAGTGATAGTATCGTCTTTCCAGTTCATGTCGATATGTAGCTTATCGGTATTTCGATTATAGCGAATAGGTTTCTTACCGACGAATACTTCTTCAAGGAACTCGATATGACGCATCGCTACGACATATGGTACGACCGAAACGCTGGAAATGTTGAACAGTTCGTTCAGATGTAGCTGATAGCGAATATTGAACAGATTCATAGCGCCGTACGAGTCGTTTATGTCAAAGACGCGAGTTACGCCTACGAAATCGTCAGGTAGCGTAATATATCCATTGTTACGATCTGTGTCTGTTATCTGATGGGGATAGTATACATGCTGCATACCGTCGAAATGATAGTCGCGGAACTTGAGCAAAGCGTCGTCGATGCGGTCTTCAATCTGTTCGTCATCGACGTTGATGTCAATTACAGGAGAACCGAGGCGACGTAGGATATAATCTTTGAACTGCTGACGGGTCGTAATAGCCATAAGGGAACTCCAAAATCTGTGCTCCCCTATTTATTCATTTCGTGTTCGTTCTATATACGCCATCCCAATCCTTTGGTAACGGGTTGGTTTTATATTCCTCTACTCTTTCTCTCATCATCTGATAATACTCTTTCATTTCACCATTGAATGCAGTTTCAAGCACATTGAAATAGTTTTCTAGCTTATCCCATTCTTGCATACGATAGTAAATTAAGAAGTCGCGATGGGTGCGAGCATAGTTTTGGTTGATGCCATTGTTTTCTACGATAGTGTAGATGTTTACACCTTCTGTCTTACCTTTAACTGCAAGACAATCTAATTCCAAACACAGATACTCATCCTTCACATATTTGTATGTGATTGGACCGATGATCATCTTCACATGATACGGCTTTGATTGTCCTTCTAGTCGAGAGGCAAGATTAACAGTATCACCGAGACAAGTATAATCAAAACGTTGGCTACTACCCATATTGCCAACCACAACGGAGCCTGTGTTAATCCCAAGACCCATACCAAAGGGTGGAACACCCTCAGCGGCGATCTCTTTGTTAAATCGTTCCAAATCACCTAGCATCTCCAGTGCTGTCTTAACTGCATGTTTCGCATGTTGTGCGTCATCTAGCGGTGCATTCCAAAACGCCATCTGTGCGTCACCAATATACTTATCTAGCGTACCTTCGTTCTCAAGGATCTTCGCTGTCATCGCTGTCATATAGCGATTCATGATTTGAGTAAGACCCTGAACATCACTACCATAATGCTCAGATATAGTAGTAAAGCCACGAACATCGGTAAACATAATAGATAGTTCACGAGTCTCTCCTCCTAGTTTGAGTAGACTTGGATCTTTCTGTAGTTTCTCAACGAGCGCTGGTGACAGGTACGTGCCAAACTGCTTCTTAATCTGTTGCTTTAGTCGGAACTCGCGCGCGAAGTTATTGAACACGAGATGCCCATATACGATAGTTCCTGCGAGTATGATATAGCTAGGATCCCAAAGTTGCAACTGAGTTTTGAATAAGTAATAAGAACCAAACGATACTCCTGCAACTATAAAGGCGTAGAATGGAACAGTTAGACCTACACTCAATCTTGGCACTATATAAAGACATAGTAGTAACAGGATTGTCAGCAATGTTCCTTCTAATATTCGCGATAGTGATGAGCGAGAGATAGAAGTCCCGTCTACGAGAGTCTGTAGCGTCTGCGCTTGAATTTCGTGCGCCCACTTTTCGCCGATTGGTGTTGCTATGATGCCACCAACGCCTTCAATAGTTAAACCAAGAACAACAATCTTATCCTTCACGCGAGCGTCTATTTCAGTTGCTTCTAGCGTATCAAACTTGGTGTTCCAAGCTAACCAGATGCGTCCGCGTTCGTCTGTATTGATTGCTGGGAATGCTGGGACTCTGACTGCTTCGATTCCACCTTCGTTCGTCTTAACTTGGAAGCTAGGGTCGCCAGCCGCGACACGAATGGTCTCCAAAGGAATGCTAGGATAAAGACCAGATGCAATATTGACCAGTAGAGGCATACGGCGAACCACACCGTCCAGTTCAGGGACTGTTGCGACCACACCAACGCCTGAGGCAGCTTCGGCATACTGGTCAAGAGGGCGTAGTCCACCAGGCCAACGATAGACAACAGTGCTAGGGTCAACAGGCCCAATAGCAGCGAACCCGCGACGGACAGAATCGGGTTTGCTATTCTGAGTAGTTGGTGTCTGAGCGAGGATAACGCCTTCAAGAGTTTTTGCCAGTTCACTATCACCACCTGCTCTATCTTTCTCTGAGAATAGAATTGGTGCTACGATTACAGCAGCACCGTGTTCCTTTAGTTTATTGATTGTAGCTGCGATATCGCGTCTGTCAAATGGCCACTGACCAAATTTCTCGACTGACTTCTCGCCGAAGTTGACAACAACTATCTCATCGGACTGCTTCTTATCAAGCGAAGTGATAAGATAGTCAAAGGTCTTTAGCTGGAGCGTTTGTATAAACCCTGGATTGAGTACATACAATGTCAACAGGAGACAAACGCTGATAGCAGCGGCCCACGTACCTGTAAGGAGTTTCACTATCTTTTCCATGGCTAATACTGATTAACAATATAAGGGCTGTTAGGACAATTACTACCGCAATTGACGCTAAGGCTAAAGCTTTGAGGTGTGCTTCCATACTGAGAAACAATAGCTGAGATATTGTCACCGCTGAGATTGAGAGTAGCAGAATGAGAAGCACCAGACTGAGTAATACTAACACTTTGATTCATCCCTTGTATGTTCACGATTGCATTGTTAACGGTCTGCGATAACGCAGGAGTTGTCATTAGAAGTAGCGCCAATAATGTTTTCATGTCAGTTACCCTGCTTTATTGTTATCGTTGTGGTTCCTGCACTGTTTACCATCTGTGTCACTGAACCACCATCCTGAGTCAAATTCAACGTCATGTTATGCGTAGTCGATACTGTCAATTCCATATATGCATTGTACGTTTCACGAAAGAGCGTCACGTTATCCTGCTCAACAAAATACTTTAGGCCTGTTGCCGCGCTGTATTTAGGGAGTAAAGCATTGAACTCCGCAAGCTCGTTAGTTAGCATTTGCGAACTAGATAGATCTAGATAGTTGATAAGATAGTCAGTATCTACGAAATTGCGATCGAGTTTGTTGTACTCTGTGAGATAGTTCTTTTCGAGTTCTGTGTACTTAAGAAAGTCAATACCGAGTAAGTCAGCATCCAGTACGTTTGCGATACGCTCAACTGGCTGCTCGCGCACGACTGGTTTAGCGGGAGCTACGATAAGCATATTGTTTATTTGGTCTAAACTGAGATTCATGATACTAGACTTAGGTGTACTCATGCTCGTCTGAACATTCACAGTCTCGAACGGCTTAGTCAGCCAGATAATACCAGCGTCTGTTGTTACGGATATCGAACCGACCACGCAGTCTCGTTCAATATTCTTCCATCCAGCAGGACAACTAGGAAGCAGAACAATAGTAGAGCGCCCAATCTCATCAACTGTCCCTGAAAAGTCGGTTCCGCGAACTCCGATAGTAGCGGTCGGAGTTTCCACCATAACCTGCTGAGGATCGTTCTTCGCGATTTGCCCACTCGCATATTTGATAGTCCCCAATGCCATCTTGATACCGAGCTTACCACTTTTCTTTTCGCCATCATAAACGAAATTATCTATGACCAGTTTGCTATGCTCAGTTATCTGTACCTTAGTATCGTCCTGAAACGTGATTCCAGTTTTTCCATTCGCAGTCGTGATGATATCTTTCATCTCAACGCCTTTTTGTAGTGCGCTGGGAATCACGTTTGTTTCACGTTTTATTTCTGCTGGACCTGTTTGCTCTGTTACTTTTCCAACATCAGCATTAGTTGTGGTTGGACTTGACAGTAAGAGTATTGCCAGAACCAGTGATTGTAGAAATGACTTTAGAGTCAACTCCGCCACCTTGCTTTATATCTACAGTGTTTGTCGCACCTAAGATATTCACATCGGCTTCATGACCATTCGTAGATGCTACGCCTGTTTGAATGATGTTGACACTATTGCCTCCACCACCGTCTATAAGAACCGTACTCTTCGCACCCGCGACCGCAGTCGAGTCATTCTCAATGTTTACGGTGTTGTTGTCTGTGTTTATCGTCACGTTGGATATAGTAAAGCCCTGAGCTTTTTGAGTTACAGTGTTGTTATCGCCTGTAACTGTGTTGTTCAGAGTCGAGCCAGTGCAAGAACCACCGACACCACATTGCATCTCAATTGTATTATTATCACCAGTCACGAGCGAAGAAGCGGTTACGCCATCACCCTGAACATTGATTTTCATCAAGTTCGTGTTGCCTATCTGGTCGATAGTGACAGTGTTGTTCTGTCCGTTGAATATTGCCTTGTCGGTAGAATTTCCAATCACGTTCGAGTTGCCTGTTTGAGTCATAGAAATTGTAGAACCACCACCGATTTGGTCTACATACACACTATTGCTCGCGGCGTTTGCATATTGAAACATAACCAAGAATGACAAAAGCGTCATACCTGAGAGTTTCATTTTGTTCCTTTACTTTTTCTTGATACTCCAGAGCTTTTTCTTAGCTCCCTCTTTTATCATATCTGCTACTGCTGCTTCGATTGCTATTCGTACTGCATATGTCGTTGGCTCGTTAACTGCTGTTCCAGCTTCGAACTCAACAGACTTAGTTCCCACGTCGATGAACTTGAGTACATTCGCTCCCGCGCTCGTGCTCAGGATAGTTTTCGACGCACCCGTAGATAACAAAACTTCACCTGTGTTGATAGATATCAAACGTAACACTACAGTTATCTCATCCTTACGATACTCTTGGTTTGCTCCTATTCCTAGAAACCTAGCACCGATACCTCCTGTTCCTACATTTGAATCATAACCTACAATACCACCATCTATCATAATCCCAGCAACCGTCAATGGCGTTAATGGTTTCGCTTGATCCTTTTCGTATAGCTCACGCTGACTACGAATCAGCTGGCGCTCTTTCACTAGATTCTCAAGCGATGCACGTTCTACTACCTGAAACCATTTTCCCTTACCTGCGTCTTGTAGCGCCTTGATAAGGAAAACCTCACCTCCCTGTGTTACAGCAGAACTAAGACTAGCGAAATTCTGTGCTGGTTTACGTTGTCCCGTCATATCAGGGAAACGATAAACTGCGATAGGAATAATATCACCGTCCACGCCCTTTAGATTAACCAATTCATTGAAACGCTTATTCGTAATGATTTCTGGTTGTTCCGCAGCAGCTTCGATAGCTTCTTTCGTAGCTAACTCAGGCACACAACCTATCAAAAACAGACTCGCGAATATCGTACTAAATAATTTTACCATGCCAAACTCCCGTATGGGACGATGACTTCTGTGACACTCCCCGCCGCATCAGTTATTCGTAAAGTAATCTGTGAACCATCTGACGACCACTGAACATGATTAGTTGCTATGTCAAACGTACCAGCACTCGCTCCATTATCAGCAAACAACTGCTCAGCTATTTTCTGCGATAGCGTAGCATACACGCGACTCTCGAGGTTGTTGATGAACTTCGCAAGATTCGTGTTCTTAGCGTCAGAAGCCGCTTTAACAGCAGCTGCTTTCCTATCGTCTTCTATTTGCTTACGACGAGTCTGTTCTAAGTTCTCAATGGTTAGAACGTGCGAAGAAAAGCCAGCGCCACTGAACGCAGGGCTTTTGAAGTTAAACTGAAGCTCTGTTGCTAATACGTTACTGCTTAGGAGGATGCTCAGGATTATCAGCGTGCATTTGTTCATATTTCATATCCTCAATTTGTTGTCCTCGTAATGTGAGGACCACATTAACCTTCTGATTCAAACGAATAAGGTCATTATCAAGCATACGAATACGGTCAATCAATGCAATCAGAACTGTGTTAGCTTCAGATAGTATAGGTTTGATTTCTTGAGTAGCCCACTTCCATACATAGAATATGAGATAACCCATGCCGCCAGCAGCGACAATAGGAAACCCATACTTGTTAATCATTTCTGCCAAATCGCCAGCCATTAGTCTCTCCTTGCGTCATTTTTGCCGTCAGCGCGGGCTATACGATCAGTGTCTGGCTTTATGCCAAGTGCATTTGATACCAAAGTATCAATACGGATAACGTCATGATTCATGGTCTTAACGCGATTGTCGAGCGCAGTAATAATTCCGCTCATACCCTTTACAGAACTCATAACACCAGCTAAAATGAACTTGAGAGTTAGAAATACGAAATAGCCAGCGGCTATTGACGAAGCAATAGGAAACCCCACTTCAGCCACGAGTTTAAAGAAATCCATGAAAAAACCTTTCTTGTTATTATTTGCCTATTTATTATCTGGAGCAGCTTTTGCTCAGGATTTGAGAATAGTTGTCCCATCAGCCAGCGATGGTTATGCGTTAAATGCACGAGTGTTCGGTAAGTATCTGTCGAAACACTTACCCGAAAAACCTACTGTGATTATTCAGGAAGTTCCTGGAGCGTTCAGTCTTTCTGCGGCGAATTATCTGTATAACGCAGCTCCCAAAGATGGAACTGTCATCGGCACATTCTATAGGAACATATCATTTCTAGGTGCGCTTGGTGGCACGAACGTTAACTATGATGCGCGAAAGTTCACTTGGATTGGCTCTACAGCGGATGGTCGACAAGATGCATATATGCTATGGTCGAATAAGCCTGGTCCTATCGAACGCTATCGAGACGAAGAACTAGTCATCGGGTCTGAAAACATAACCACAGCGAATCCTGTAGTTCTCGTTCGTGATATCGTAAAGCTAAAGGTGAAAGAAGTCACTGGATATAATACTTCAGCTACTGCCAGACTCGCAGTAGATCGTAACGAAGTCGACGCAGTAATCTACGGATTGATTGGGATTAAGTCAGGTAAGTCTGAGTGGCTTAAACCTGATAGCAAAGTATTCCCACTGATTCAGTTTGGTAACGGTCGCGTTCGTCATAAAGACTATCCGTCAGTTCCCACGCTCGAGGAGTACACCGACGACAAAACTATTCTGAGCGTCTATGAGTCACAGAACATACTGATACGACCATTCGTAGCTCCGCCAGGTATATCTCCCTCGCGCGCGAGTAAGCTGCGCGAAGCATTTAATAAGGCTGTGACAGATCCTGAGTTCTTAGCAGAAGCTGCTAAGGCTAAGATTGAAGTCAATCCTATTGACTGGAAAGAATCCGAGAGTATCGTAAGTGCTACATATAATGCGCCGGAAGCCGCATTGAACTATTTGAGGAACATGAAATGAGTTACACAACTATCTACAACGACCCATATTCTCGTACTAAGTTTATTGAACCGTGGGTATACTGGGATGATGCGTTCACAGAAGAAGAACTTGAAAGGATTGTTTCGTATTGTGAGACATTTGAGCTAGAACACGGAACGACGATTGGTGCGCCTTCTATAGAAGAAGTAGAAAAGTATCGTATATCAAATGTGAAGTTCCATGAAAGAAATCAGGATACTGCTTGGATATTCGACAGATTAAACTTTGTGATTCAGGCGATCAACGAAAAGTTCTACAATTTTAACCTGAATGGATATTCAAAATTCCAATACACCACATATAATTCAGAAGATAGTGGACATTATGATTGGCATATGGATATGACGATGGGAAAATATGAGATGCCTGATATTGAACATCGAAAGCTCTCACTAACACTATTACTTAATGATACGTTCATGGGGGGTCAGTTTTGCATAAATGTAGGTAAAGAAGATAAAGCTGATATGCCTATGATGAAAAAAGGTAGAATACTATTGTTTCCTTCTTTCATGAATCATAGAGTAATGCCAGTAACAATGGGAACAAGACGCTCACTCGTTGTTTGGGTATTAGGTCCTAAGTTTACATGATAGTTTCTTGACGAATTCTGCGTTTAGGTTTATCAGTAAGCAATGTGTGTTTTGTGTGAAACCATCCCAATAGCAGTTCACGATCGTAATTGAATTTTGGTAGTTGGATAGTGTAATCTATTTTTTTATCGTTAAAAGCAGCATCCAATACAGAATAGCAAAATCGCATAGTGTTTTTTATTTCGTTAATGTTTGTTGTAGAATTAAAAAAACGAAACTCTATTGTCTCATTGTCTTGAAGAGATAATAAATTTATGAAGTACTTTTTGGGTGCTTCATAGTTGCTTATCTTTTTTTTGTTTATTAGCAAATCAGAATAAAATTCTCCAAATGTTTTACGCTGGAGTAAATGTACAATATGATCTCTTGGATACTTTCTGCGACTATCGTTTTTTAAATAGTCTACAATATATTCGTTAAGATTTTCGTTGATTGTGCATGGATTAGCGTGAGTTATCATTTCATCTTGATTGTTGTAAATGAAAACCAATAGTTTCTTAACTTCTAACAATTCATTTGATAAATTTGGAATATGCACATGAACGTGTGTATGTGACACACAGCTAGCAGTAGGTGTAGTATCATTTTCTTTGAAATACGATAGTATTGAAGAAACTAGTTCTGTTTGCTTTTCTATGGTTGTTGTTGGTTTTGTATTGAGTTCACCCCCAATAGCTGGACTGATACCTAAAGGATCCGCGGCTACAGCATAATATGGATGTATGGTATTGACTATGTCTGTTTCACGATCACTCCATTTAGAATAGGGTGGAGTTAAGTTCCTAGGAACATCACCAAATTCTAACTCCAGACCCCAAGTAAAATCTCTTGGGTTAAATTTCATCTTTTTTGATTCCACAACTTGTAGATAACTTCATTAAGAGTAGATTCACTGTATTCAAATTTCATTTTAGGTCGTATCGGTATTTTGTACAGTTTATGTTTAAACAATTGATGATTTTCACCGCATGACTGTTTATATTGTCTTATCATAGCCGAAAATATTTCAACATCGTACATGTAGAAGTATATACTATTTTCTTCATGAATCAATGCGTCGTTGTAAAAGTCCCATTCGTTAAATCCACCAAATCCATGCTCCCCGATTACAGCAACCGCGTTGTGGTCGTCAGCATATTTCGCCGCAATGAATGCAGCTATAGAATATATTCCTTTTCCGTTAAGTTTCTTATATACTTCGTTATAGTATGTTTCAACCATTTCTTTTTCTGTTTTTTCGATTATCACCGGTTTTATATTAGCTTCTAGACATCGACGAAAAGCATACGCAGATTCTTTTTTGTTTGCTGGTGTGTCGACTATAATTGGAGTAAATTTGTGATCGATGAAACAATTGAATACGTATTCTGAGTCCATTCCTCCACTGAGTGGTATGTATATCTTATCAAATTTCGTCACAAGTTTTTCTACCACTCGCTTCGACGCATCAGCAAATGAAATCGGTTGATAATCGACATAATCTAATGTAACAATAAATTTAGATTCAGGGTTCGTTAAGCGATCCCTGATATTAGTGTGGAGCCAGTGGTTTTCTGTTGCCATCTAATCCTCGCCAAGTATTGAACATCAAATCCCATAAAGGAATGAATACACCATAATTTTTAGTAGGATCATCATGATGAACTAAATGCCATTTACCACTGGTTATAAATGGATATAGATTGATTTTTTTGTTGTGTTCGATAGTTTCTTGAATGAACGCGGCCCAAATGTAATATGTAACAGCCAACCACCAGTGTTCAGTCGCAGCGCTTATTATGATTGTAGGAATCACTTCTGTTAACCATTGATCCACTGTGCTTTCCCAAGAATCAAACCACAAGAACATGTTTTTCCAACTAAAACCTGTAATAGTTTCATTTGTTACTTGCGCATGATGATCCATATGATATCGACGCATGAACGGAAGTGCATGAGCCAATCTATGCGCCCAGTACACAATGAACGTCCAAAACAAAAATACAAAAACATAACTCATGTGATGTAGTAAGGTTTAGTGTAATATCCTCTGCCGCCTTCTGTTCGAAAATAATTTTGATCTATAGATATAGCAGAAATGTATGATTGATATATATCACTATTCTTTTTATTTAGTAAGTATTGATCGCGAACAGATAAAAACGAATTGTTTGATTTTACGGACTGGAACATCAAAGGATTTTTTGGTTGATAGAACAATTTGTTTTTAGTCAATAACCTATTCGAATGTGTTGCTAAAACTTTTCTTTTAATATCCCATGAAGACGATGTTATCGCATTATGATAAACATGTGCTTGTTTGATCTGTATCTTTACAGATTCAGGATCTCCATCACAATAGAAATTTACTCGCTCGAAATTCTCATCGACATAATTCATACCGTAGTTATTGATTGTAGCATCATTAAATATCACATATGGATTATTGTATTTGTCATACTGAACTATTACTTTCTCGACTCCCATTATCCACGCAGTTTTTTTGGTATTGTTTGGACCAACGAATTTTCGAAAGTTGCTCCAGAATAAGTTGTGCGGACTTTTGTGAGTACCAATATGTTTCATCCACTCAGTTTCGTATTTCTGTATCAATGAAAACTGACTGATGTCACGAAACAGTTTCGTATAGTCAATGACTGTAATTTTTGTGTTAGGTAAATTTAACGTTTTAAGCAGAGGGAAAGCATTACGATATAGATCTGTATTATGGTTTTCATCCAAAGATTCATCAGCAAGATCTTGAGAAAATGAACCTACTATAACAATCTCATCTATATGAATATTATTGTAGTAAAATGTTTCTAAAATGTTGCTAGAGTCGTTTCCACCAGAATAGCACAGAATAACGTATTCGTATTCATCCCTTATCTGTTGTGCTCGTTTAGCATATAACTGTGGAAGTGTTTCTGTAGGCTCAGTTTTCCAATCAGCTTTTTCGAATGCGCTATCATGATAGTAAAATAAACATCTTTTATTTGAATTCCATGCGTCATAGGGAGTCAAAAATATCGACTCCCCGTCATAATAAAATATAGATTTTAAAATCATTATGTTTTGATGGTATTAAGAAGTTTGTTTATGTCTTCTTCAGAAAGTTCGTCGGATTGTGCTAATGGAAGCACTGGAACTATTTCGGTTTCAGTGAAAGTTTTTTCGACATTTACTAGATTATTGATATGATCAACTTCTGTGTTAATGTTTGGATCTTTTTTAGCTTCGAGCATCTTTAACCATTCTAACGGTACATTTCGCTTAATTATAGCATCAATTTCTTCAATAGAAGGCGTTGGAACCGGAAGTGTTATCGAAACGTCTGTTCGACAACGAACAGGTGTTCCATTTTCTTTACGATTTGAATCTGACGCAAGCATTTCTTCTGTAATAACATCAGTCCAATATCTTGCAACAATAAGATGATCTTCCGGCCATACTTCAACAATTTTGCAATGAATGTTCATGCTATTGGTCCTGTTCTAGTTCCCGTGTTTATATATGCGGTAATGTTAGCATTACCTGTTATTGCGTTTCCGCGAGGTCCTGTTGGACCAGTTGCTCCTGTTGGACCAGTTGCTCCTGTTGGACCAGTTGCTCCTGCTGTTCCAGCTCCACCTCCACTTCCACCCCAGTAAGCAGCGGGTGTACCTGCAGCGCCGGCAGTAGCGAGATTCCCTCCATTACCACCTGGTTGTCCACCACCGCCACCCGCACCACCTGTGGTTGGGGATCCCCCCGAACCAGGACTACCACTGACTGGCGCAAATCCCCCTGATCCACCGCCACCCGCGGGAGTACCAGCGCCACCGCCACCGCCACCGCCACCAGTACCGGTTTGATAAGACTGAGTAAGGTATGAACCTCCACCTCCACCTCCACCTCCGCCGCCTTGTCCTCCAGCACCACCTGGTCCTCCGGGTCCTCCGGGTCCTCCGGGTCCACCAGGTCCTCCAGGGCCACCAATTATGCTCGACACATTATCAAGAACAACAATAACCCCAGTATTTGTTGGGACTGTAAGAGATCCTCCACCAGTTCCACCAGTTCCGCCAGCAGTACCAGGATTCCCCGTTCCTCCCGTTCCGCCAGTTGCACCAGGAGATCCCCCGTTACCAGGTGATCCGTTTCCAGCATAATTCCCACCTTGTCCACCAGAGCCACCAGCACCATTAGATCCTGTTGCTCCAGGGCTTCCTGATGTTCCTGGAGCTCCAGAGCTTCCAGTTATTCCTGATGTTGCACCAGTAATCGTGCTATTATTTTGAAGGAAAATGAATGTTCCACCAGTCCATCCAGAACCAACATCAAGCGCTGGTGTTCCTGTGGAAGTAGAACCAACGCCAGCATTGATAAACGCAAGCAAATTCAGCGGATAAGCCGGATTTCCTGCTTGTGATCGCAGATTGACATTATTCGTCGCACCGCTGATAGTTACGACTTGTGTTGGTTTAGGTAGAAATGCTAGAAACATTTTATCCTTATCTCATATCTGGTAGATATGAGCCATAGAGGTTAGTTCCGTCAGAGAAGAATGTGATAATGTCTAGTTTGTTTGCGCCTGTTGAAAGCACGGGAGCAACCGCTGCGGTCCACTTGAATACTGAGTTCCATGTCGTGATCGTGCGCGAGCCTGTAGCGTCCTGATATACGCGAAGGATATATGTACCAACTTTAAGATTGGTTGGAGCAGCCATAGTACGACCAGCAGCACCAAGAGTTACAGTAGCAACACGACCGAGTGATACGTCCCAGTTGATTGTAGCACCATCTGTTAGCGTTTGTGATAGCGCATTTGACTTATCAATTGTTGTGCCATTGAGTGTGGTGTTACCACCAACAAAAAGATTTGTTGAAACAGTAGCACGCCCAGTAACACCTAACCAACCTGTGGCGTTAGTTGTTGCGCCTGCTCCACCTACTGTTAAAGTTTTGCTTGCTCCACCAAGAGTCGTGTTACCTGAAACAGTTAGATTCGTACTAATAGTAACACGACCTGTATGCGCTAACAATCCAGAAGTGGTTGGATTTGATTTCGTTGCATATGTAGCAACAGCGTTAGCTACTTGTAGATATTGACTAGAAGCAGGAAGAGCATCCCAATACACAGTTGATCCGTTTGTTCTTAAGAAATAACCAGTAGTTCCTAACGAGCTATTCGCTTTAAGTCCTGATATCGAAGTGTTACCAGAAACAGTAAGATTACCTGTGTGAGACCACACACCAGTTGACGCCTGAGTCTTATTAGCACCACCAAGAGTCGTGTTACCAGAAACAGTAAGATTAGTTCCTACCGTAGCACGACCTTGCATAGTAGCAAGACCTTTAGAAGTAAACGAACTATTAGCCGTCAGAGTATTCGCATACAACGAAGAGTTGTTGATAGCAAACTGACTTAAACGATCGAATGCTTCGTTTGATCGTGTTCTCCACGTATCAAAGGTATTAGTAAGAGCGACATTAGCTATCTTAGCCATTGCTTATCCTATCTTCTCTAAAATGCGCTGCATGAGCGTCTTAAGTTCGTTGATATCTTGCTTCATATTATTTATATCATCCACAGCAGAGTTTAATTGCTGCTGCTTTTCACGCTTTAGTTTATATGTTTTCAGGCCATCCAGATCGGAGTTAAGAATGGCCTGAGTCTTTACATCACGTATCAGATTCGGATTATCTTTTACTTTCACGTACATCTTTATCTCTGCAGAGCAATCACACGAAGATCTTTTACTCTAGGTGGATTTGTTGATACTGAATTAGTCAGTACAATTTTCACAGCAAACTGCTTGAATCCTACGAAACGAGCCTTCGAGCTGTTGCGATATTCCAGTATGCTTGAGTTTGTTGTGTTAGCGCCATAAGCATAAGGCAGCGCTGTTGTAGCAGCAAACGTTGGCGGAGTGAACTGGAATTCGATGAAATCGTTTTTGTTTTCACTGCTAGAATAGACTCCTGAGTCAGATATAGTCATAGGAATCCAACGAGCTTGACCAAACGTATCGCTGTCTTCTGCATGCAGAATCTTATAGTATACGTTGATCTGTGAAGTTGAAGGCTTATACGCAGTTAGATATACGATTAGATCTTCAGCGTCTTGACCGTCAGCAAGAGTTACGCGACGACTGATATATCTAGACTTGGCGTTACCGCCACTGGTTACATAATCTTCAGAAGTAGTAATTTCAGAGTTGGAATTGATTAGATTATGTACAGCTACGATAGAAGTACGACCAACGTCAACTACAGGAGAAGCTACAATATTATTTGACGTAATCGTAAAGCGAATCTGCGCAGAACGAGACGAATTCATGGTTGAAGAAGTTGCAGAAGTGTTACCTTCATTGCTTCGACTAATGATATAGCGAGTCGCAGACAAATCAGTATTATCATTGATGTTTACGCCAAAATATGTAGAATCTACTGCGTTAGTTGCTGTAGCAAACTTTGATGTAGCAAGAATCGTCGTATTTGATGGCGTGATATAGTCTGCCACTAGATCGATAAGATCAACTGGCTTATTCTCGATTGATACGATACGTGCGCTGTATCCAGTTGTTTGACCCTTGATGTATGTGTTTGGAGCAAACATTCTACTTGAAGTACAAGCGGAACCCGAGTATGTGTAAGAAACGTTCGCTACAACCATCTTGGTGTCTGCATAGTTTACTACGTCATACTGATACATCTTACCGATAGGAGTTGTTGCTGAAGTAAGCGAAGCACAGTTTCCAATGTTAAGCCCTGAAACGCTAGTGTTCTTAACATTGACGATTTCGCCCGCAACGAACTTGGCGTTAGTTGAAACGTCTCGAACTGTTACTACAGAAGTAGAGTAAGACGAAATAGTTCCTGTTGCGCCTGAAGTCAATCCACGAACATATGTTACACCCGTGTTAACTGACTTAGTGTTAGCGAACGTACCTACGAGACGAGTTTCACCATGGATGGTTTCGCCAGCAACACCAAACGTTCCTGTTGTGTTTTCTACAACAAGATAATCCACGTCAGCATTTTTCATAACAACTGAACCAGAAGTGCTCGTATCAAACTTAGCGTAATATGCTGTGAACTTTAGATCTTCACGTTCGTTCGGTGTCCATGCACGTTCATTGGCTGATGTGAACAACATTCCAGAAGCAGGTTGTGAGTTAACAGATGAGCCTGTGATGATATCTGTTCTACCTAGTTCTGCGATGAACGCAGTGTAGTTTGGCGAACCACCAGCAGGTTTCAATACAATAGCATATTCAATACCATTTGTGAGATGCAATGGTGAAGAAAATATAACCTGTGTTGGTTTTGAACCATTGGTTGATGTGTTGATTTCGCTTGGTAGAAGTTGAACTTGTGAGAAAGGTACAACACGATTTGTGATTGTAGAGTTCACAGGGTCGACTTCGCGGATTTCAACGAGCAATGGCTGAACATCGTCTTTCGTAGCTATGAATATATCTAGCTTTGTTAAGAACATCGAAGATGAATTAATTTTCGCAGAATATCCTGCGTTCGTCAAGAACGTTTGAGCTAGAGGGTCAGGGTTGGGTTCAAATCGAGTAACTTCTACGTCGTATCTTCTTGTACCAGTAACAGTAATATCTCGTGTTCCTGTAACAGTTTCTGATTTTAAAACAGGCGCACGGGTAGAAATTATTGTTTCGCTAACTCCAGCGTTTAATCCCTGTGAAGTATAGTTCGTTTCGGCAGAAGAAGTCACTGCTCCTAAAGATCTTGAATTTGTTGGGTTGTCTGTTAAACGGAACATTTTAGTTCCGGTAGTGAATGACAAAGTATCACTGGATGGGAGTCTAAAGATACCGTAGACAACACCATTCGCATAAGAACGTAGAGCAGCTCCTTCATTTCCGGTATTGGCATATGCAGAAGTCGTAGGTGTTATGTAACTTGAAACATTAACATCATCAAAGAATGCGTAGTATGTCGAACTAGGCTTGATACCTGTTGCACGGAATTTAATCTGACGAGAACGCATCTTATCTTGTATGTTGATGTCGCGAATTATATCACCGGTTGTCTGCTGACGCGCATCACCCAAAACAAGTGATGTCTGAACACCAGAACGCGATTGATTATCAATTCTATTTGTCGTTTGTTCGAAAGTGTTAGTATCTGTAAAAACTGACACATTATCACTATTAACAATACCACCCGATGAAGAACTACCAACTAATCTTGCATCACCAACATCATATGGGACGCCTGTACCCACAGTCTGCCACTGATTCCATTCTGTCTGATTAACGAATGGGGCTACAGCTTCAACAAGATTATCAAACAAATTTTCGAAATTGACATTTACGTCTGGACGACGAGTTGTGTCGGTCCAAAAATCGTGTTCTGGATTCAAAGTAAGATTACCAATCCAGTTGTATGCGGAACCCGTTAGATTACGAGTTGTTGTTGCGTATGGCTGACGAACAAGAACTTCGTGTGAATAAGGTAGAGTAATCAGTGCACCAGGCGCAACTGTCTTGACAGCTGAAATTGTTGCTGTATTAGTTCCGTCTGTTATAGATCCAGCGGGTGAGAACGTAGTAGTTGCATTCTCAATATACAGCTTGTTATCTACTTTGTATGTTAGTTTTGCTTGTCCTGAGTTTAGCGTAGCTCCGTTTGCAAAATTGATCTGTGAGTTACTGATAAGCAGGATTTGATCTTTAGATACGCCAGCAGTTGTTACGTTCGTACGAACAACATTTGTTGAATCTGTTGCTTTGTATACTAGATCAATGCTGTCTGAAGAAAAACGAGGACGAAGTTCGTTTTTCATACGATCGACAGAAATGCTATAATCATAGTCATAAACATTACCGATGTTATGGCCTTTGAATCCATCTACCAAGATACCATTTTTAAAGCGATCGTTTCCTGATGCATCACGGACGATAAGATCTGCGGAATGCTTTTCTAGTAGAGAAAGTGATGTGTAGTATTCAAGCTTTTCTACACGGTCGCGAATAATACCAATATCTCTCATAGTGTAGCGATCATTTTTAACAGGACTATACTTTACTGCATAGTCGAAACGATTGGCTGCACGAGCTGTTTGTGTCGATAGGGATGGATATGGTGGAATATAAACTGACGCCAAATTCATATACTCTGCGCCACTGCTTGGTGTTCTTGGGAACGAATCAGGTACACCACGAATCGAGCGTATAGAACCGCTCTTATCCATAGCGATAAGGTCGCGACGAGGTAGATAGTATTCTAAGTCTGTTGTGAAGTCTTCACCTGGAGGTGAGAAGTGCAGTCCACCAGACATAGATGTAACGAATGTGTTAGCAATCAACGGATTGATTGACGCATTAGAAATAGTGCCGCTATGAGAAACGCTATTCGCTGTGTCTGTCACGCGAGGACGGAAATCAATGCAATCGCGTAGGTCGTATGGAGTACCTGTTGATGGTGAAACATAGATTGGGATCTGCGACAGAGCAATATTAGCGCCTAGAGGAGCAGAATCATTTACAGGATATGATCCGACAGTAAACAGATTAACTGAACCAGGATAAGAATGCGTGAAGTAATCAAATGTTACCAACATACGATCGCCCGATACAACAGACAATGTGCTTGTTGGCTTCTTAACTAGTCGTACATGATCATAGAAACTATCGCGCTGACCGTTATCCAGATAGAAGTGGGACGTTACGTCTGTTCCTTCTGTATTGGCTGTAAAGTTTGAACCATTCAACTTACGAACTTTAACAAGACGGAATCCGTCAGAAACACCAAGAGGCCACGGACCAGTCGTGTTAGCTGTATATGAAGTACCACCACCAGCACCAACACGGATCTGAACAACACGATTACGCTGAATAGCTTTAGAAGCTACTGTAGCGTCTGATTTGTTTTGTTCTGCTATGATTGTAACGGGAAGAGACTGACGCAGTGGTTCTTTAAGATCAAAGTCAACAACAGTTGATGATGCAAGAGTAATCGTGCGAGATCCTCTCTTACCATAACCACCCATGTCTAGAACTTGACCTGGCTTGAATTTCTTGAAGATGGACGCTGGTCCAGCAATTGTGGCACCAGCACCAAGAACTTTCATAGTTCCTGCGCCTGTGATTTCGTTTACGATGAAATCAGCTGAACCTGGTGCGCTACCAATATTTACGATATCCCCTACGTTGAATTGTGTATCGAACGCAGTTGACGATCCTGTGATAGTATTACCGCTCATAGATACAGTACCATTGGCTGGTGCTGTATTGGCTGCACTACGAACAACAACAAGGAATTTCGCGCGAGCAACGTCATCAGAAAGCGCAACACCTACTGTGCCATCAAATGTTTCTGATGCATCAGCAGAAGTGATTTGGGCTGCTGCACCTGTTGTGAATGATGTTGTGCTATACACACGGAAAATAGCAAAATCGTTATCTACATTTCCAGATGAGTCAGTTAGACGTTTCGTTGCGCGAGAAGGCAGACGGAATAGTGCGATATCGAAGCTAGGATCGCTTGTGTTAGCGTTCTTACCATTTGAACCACTGATGTCAGCTTTACCTTTAGCAGTTCCGCCACTATATCCGATAGACTGAACGTTTGCGAAGCTCGCAGTTGTCATACGAATATCGGTTAGATATAGTTTATACTTCGCGGAAGGAGATCCTGGAATTCCTGTGTAGTATTCTATACCACGCACACGAGCCGTACCAATTTCTGTTCCTGGGAAAACAGTTGAAGAATAGTCTTTAGTAGAAACAGCGTCTGCTTGAGTTGTGCGAAGCGAAACTTTAGCTTGACCTTCTAGGTCCCATTCACCAACTACGTTATCAACGATAACATAATTACCGTAATCGACAAATGTTTTTGCGTTATCTATAGATCTAATATCAAGACCCTTATCAATATCTACACGAGTAGATACTA